CTGGTGAAGATGGCTATCCTAGTCCTGGAAAAGTTGCAAATTTAGCATGGGGTGGTAGTGCAGGTGAAAGTTTTTCTAAGGCAAAATCGGCTAGAATAAAGGAATTAAGAAATAATGACCCTATGGCAAAACTTAAAAGAGCAGAACCCGATGAATTATCAGTAGGTGATTCAGTACGATGGAACGCAAGCGGCGGCATTGCTAGAGGTGTGATAGATCGCATCGAAAGGGATGGGACAATAAATGTACCTAATTCTGAATTTGAAATTACAGGTACAGAAGATGACCCTGCAGCTTTAATCACTGTTTTTAGAGAAGTTGATGGTGAATTTGAAGCTACAGATGTACAGG